CCTTACTACCAAGGGCGACAGCATTACGTTTTCGACACCAACCATTGAGGGAACGGTAACCCGTCGCAATAAGCTTGATGGGAATGGCAGACATCCGTGGAAAGCAGAAGTTTCAGAGGGCGACACAGGAGTTTTACCAGCAACAATTACTGGGTGGTACACTTCTGCATATGAGCCTGTTTTCCCGGTCACACCATAATTGGAGGGATAATAAATGGATACAAATCGCAGTGCAATTATTAATATCGGTGGTGAGGAATTCACATTGATTCTCACCACTAAAGCCACCAAGGAAATAGCCGTACGTTATGGAGGCCTTGAAAATCTTGGGGATAAACTGATGAAATCTGAAAACTTTGAAATGGCTATTTCTGAAATAGTATGGCTAATCACTCTTTTAGCAAATCAAAGTATTCTTATTCACAACCTAAAGCATAAGGACACACCAAAGGAGCTTTTAACCGAGGAAGAAGTTGAACTGCTTACTACACCGCTTGACCTTGCTGACTATAAGGAGGCAATAACTGAAGCTCTGTATAAAGGCACAAAGCGTGATATTGAGTCAGAGGCAGAACCCTCAAAAAACACAATAGTCTGGTAGAGGATAATGAACTCTTTACCCGACTTCTTTATTATGGGACTGTTCAGATGGGTATGAACGCAGATGAATTCTGGCTCATGCCATTTGGATTGTTTCTTGATTTGTGGGAATGTCATAAGCAGTTTTTAGGGATAGCAAAACCGAAAAGAGAGTATTTTTGAAGATATAATTCCGGATGGGATATAAGGGGGGGAACAATATGGATAATTTCGGTCTGAAAATCGGCGTTGAGGGAGAAAAAGATTTCAAAAAAGCGTTAGCAGATATCAATCAATCCTTTAAGGTTCTTGGCTCTGAAATGACACTTGTTTCCTCTGGGTTTGATAAAAATGATAAGTCTATACAATCGCTCACTGCCCGAAACGAAGTTTTAAATAAGGAAATCGACAAACAAAAAGATAAAATTGAAACCCTTAACGCCGCTTTAAAAAACGCCTCCTCCTCTTTTGGTGAAAACGACCGCCGCACTCAGAATTGGCAGATACAACTAAACAAGGCTCAGGCAGAACTCAACAATATGGAACGTGAGCTTTTGCAAGCTACAGCTGAAGTAGATAATTTTTCAGAAGAATTGGACGATTCGGCTAAAAGTGTTGATGATGCCGGTGACAGATTTAATAAGCTCGGCGGTATTTTAAAAGGCGTCGGCGTGGCAATGGGTGCTGTTGTCGTTGCAGCAGGTGCCGCGGCTATTAAGCTTGGTAAGGAAGTTGTACAGCAATTCGGGGAATTAGAGCAAAACCTCGGCGGCTCGGAAGCTGTGTTTGGAAATTATGCCGCTTCCATTCAAAAAACTGGTGAGGAAGCATATAAAAATCTCGGCGTATCTCAAAGTCAGTATCTTGCCACCGCAATAAAATGGGGGCGCTGTTTCAGGGCTCCGGCATTGAACAGCAAAAAAGCCTTGAGCTGACTGAAAAAGCTATGCAGCGAGCCGCTGATATGGCGTCAGTTATGGGCATTAATATGTCTTCCGCTATGGAGGCTGTTACAGGTGCTGCAAAGGGCAATTTTACAATGATGGATAACCTGGGCGTTGCAATGAATGCCACAAATATTGAGGCCTACGCTCTTGCAAAAGGACTGGACTTTACTTGGAATACAGCAACACAGGCGCAAAAAGCTGAAATCGCTATGCAGATGTTTTTTGAAAATACAGAGCAGTATGCAGGTAACTTCGCAAGAGAATCAACGCAGACGATTTCAGGCTCCATAGGACTACTGCAAGCAGCACTCGGCTCCTTTACAGCAGGACTTGGTAACGCTAATGCTGACATGACAAATTTAACAGAAAATCTTGTTGATGCTTTTCAGTCAGTGGTTCAGAATATCGTGCCTGTGCTTGAAAATATCGTAGCTGCACTACCAACAGCAACTGGCGCGATTTTAACAGCAATCGGTGACCTACTCCCTATGCTCCTTGAAACGGTCACAAATATTTTTACACAAGTGCTTGAAACAATATTAAACCTTTTACCTGAGCTCATTCCGGCGGCGGTTGATGCGCTAATGACGATTGTCGGCGCTATTATTGATAATTTACCACTACTCATAAATGCGGCAGTACAGCTTGTAACAGCACTTGTTAATGGCATTGGCCTTGCTTTGCCAAAGCTCATACCCGCGACAGTTCTGGCGGTAACGCAGATTGTTAATGGACTAATTGCAAATCTGCCTATGCTTTTAAATGCGGCGTTACAATTAATTATCGGATTGGCGCAGGGGCTTATTGACGCAATACCTGAGCTTGTTTTGGCTTTGCCTGCCATTATTAATGCAACAGATTGTTGATGCTGGTATTCAATTGTTGACCTCACTGGTCACAGCATTACCAACCATTATCACAGCTATCGTAAAAGCAATCCCGCAAATTATCGACAATATCATAAGTGCAATAATTGAGTCAATCCCTATGATAATAGATGCAGGTGTTAAATTACTTGTAGCGCTGATTCAGGCACTTCCGCAGATTATTACAACAATAGTAACCGCAATTCCAAAAATAATATCCTCACTTGTAAACGCTATTATAACCAATATCGATAAAATCATATTGGCCGGTGTTCAGCTTTTTGTTGCGTTAATTCAAAATTTACCTGCTATTATAGTTGAAATTATAAAAGCCGTGCCGCAGATTATATCAGGTCTTGTATCTGCTTTTAACAGTCAGCTATATAGAATTAGTGAGATCGATGGCAATATTGTCAAGGGATTATGGAACGGTATTTTGAGCCTTAAAGACTGGCTGTGGGGAAAGGTATCTAACTGGATTTCAGGCATATGGGACGGTATTTGTGATTTCTTTGGAATTCGCTCTCCATCGCAAGAAATGGCCTGGGTGGGCGAAATGCTTGTAAAAGGCCTTGCTGGCTCAATTACCTCAAATGGAAAAGAAACTGTGAATGCTGCAGAAAAAATGAGTTCTGATATTGATAATGTTATGAACTCTCTTGTAAAGGATATGAACACAAGCCTGCCTACTAAATTTTCTGTAACCGGTGGGGTGGAAAACACAGCGACAAATGCAGTGCCTTCTGGTTTGTCACTTGTTTTAAATATTGACACTTTTAATAATTATACAAATGAGGATATCAGGCAGTTAACCAATGAAATTATGGTGACAGCCGGACAATTTGCTCAGCGAAAGGGAGTGGTATTTGCGTGAACTATTTTACCTATAACGGAATTAAATCGTCTGATATGGGGCTTTTGATTAAAAGCAAGAATGTATTTTCTGCTCCCAAATATGACGCTATTTTTAAATCAATCCCCGGCAGAAACGGTGATTTAATTCTGCCGAGTGGACGTTTTCCGAATATTCAGATTACTTATACGGTATTTGTAGCCGCAACCACTATTTCTGATTTGTCAAATAAAATTACTGCCATTAAAGCCTGGCTTTATTCAGAACCAGATTCTTATCACACTTTAAGTGACATTTATGATAACATATACTACCGGCAAGGTGTATATTCAGGCGCTTTGGATATTGATGACCAGCTAAATAAGATAGGTAGCTTTACAGTAGCTTTTTCTTGCAAACCTTTTCGTTATCGCGTTGATGGTCAGGAAGCTATTGAAATTACAGCATCAGGGACAGAAGTTTTAAACCCTGAAGCTTTTATCAGTAAACCATATATCCGTATAAACGGTACCGGAGATATTTCTTTAACATTAATTTCCTCAGCTCAATCCCATAGCTGGACTTTTACTAATGTTGATGGGTTTGTGGAATGCGACAGCGAGTTAATGAATTTCTATAAAGGAACCGTCCTTAAAAATGATACGGTTACTGGTGAGGGCTTTCCCCTATTGTATTCTGGTATTAATACTGTCAATTTTATCGGTACTGTGACAAGTGTTGATATTATTCCAAGGTGGGTGACGATATGATACCTATTTTGTTTAAGTCCGATGCAACAAATTTCTCTACTTTTGGAATAGGAGTGCTTTCTGAATGCTTATCCTGCACGGTTACGGAAGAGAGAAATGGTGCATTTGAATGTATATTAACATACCCGATAACAGGAAAATTGTATGAAGAAATAAGCAA